CAATAGCTTACGCGAATCTTATGGCAGCAATGTTGAATACTATATGTTTGACAAGTTGCCAAAGCAAAAGGCTGAAAGAGGAAAGATTTCTCAGAACGTTTCAGATCGTAGCCGTAGCGCTTCTCGCGCAGCAGGTATTGCAAAGCGCGTAGCCAAGAAGGGTAGGTAATAATGGCAGCCAAGAAAGCAAAATCAACAGGTGCTCCAGTAGCAAAGACAAGCAGTCCATTACCTTCTTACATAAAAGTACAAGGCGTAAAGTACGATGTAAAAAAAACTGCCACTGGAAAAATCAAAGTAACAACTCCAACTGGTAATGTTGTTACATTTCCAAAGGGAACAAACGTAGGTGCTATTGGTTCCAGACTTCAATCTGGCGAAACTATGTTTGGAGACAAATCCATTAGTAAAAAAATGGGTGCAAAAGTTACTAAACCAAAATCTTCTACCGTAAAAAGTGGTATGCGTGGTGGTGGCGGTGGCCTAGGTGGAATACTCGGTAAGAACCTAAGATAAGGAAATTTAGATGTTATCAGTCAAAGAGGTAATCGCTAAGGTTGCGCGACTTCAAACGAAGTACGCACCACGCGATCAGCGTATGCGCGACGTGCTATCGGTACGTCAAGGAGACATTAGCAAGGTCTATCCTGCTATGTTCTCAGAAGAATACCCAAAACCTCTTGTTGCTAACTTCGTCGATGTAGCCGCCCGTGACCTAGCAGAAGTGATGGCACCTCTTCCATCCTTCAACTGCGCTGCTACCAATATGGTTTCAGACAACGCACGCAAGGCTGCAGATACCAGAACCCGTATCGCTAACTATTACGTCTCAGGTTCTGAACTACAGATTCAAATGTACAACGGAGCTGACTGGTTCAACACCTACGGAATGCTTCCAGCAATGGTAGAGATGGATTACGAGAATAACAATCCACGTATTCGCCTACTCAACCCATTTGGTGTATATCCAGAGATTGACAGATTTGGTCGTTGTATCTCACTTACACAGATTACAATTAGCGATGCTGAATCTCTAGCAGCGCAATATCCAGAGTTTGCTACACAGATTATGCCACGTATGCCATTGGCATCTGGCGCACAAGCAGTCACCTTGGTTCGTTACCACGACAAAGACCAAGATCTAATCTTTATTCCAGAACGCAATAACCTCGTTCTATCCAACATCCCTAATCCTGTTGGAAAGTGTATGGCTCGCGTTGCAGTTCGTTCATCTCTTGATGGCGAAGCACGTGGTCAGTTCGATGATATTCTAGCGGTGCAACTTGCTCGTGCTCGCTTTGCTGTATTGCAGATTCAAGCAGCAGAGAAATCTATTCAAGCACCGATTGCTATTCCGCAGGATGTCCAAGAACTCGCTCTTGGCCCTGATTCCATTATGCGCTCTGCTAATCCACAGGCAATCCGTCGTGTACCGCTAGAACTACCTCCTGGAGTATTTACAGAATCCAGTGTTCTGGAACGTGAACTTCGTCTGGGCGCTCGTTACCCAGAAGTACGTAGCGGTAACGTTGATGCCTCTATCATCACAGGTCGTGGAGTTCAAGCGCTTCAAGCAGGCTTTGATACACAAGTTCGTGCAGCACAAGCACAGTTTGCACGTCTATTTATGGAACTTGTATCGCTCTGCTTTGAAGTAGACGAAAAGATTTTCGGCAGCATCCAGAAAGAAATCAAGGGCGTTGACGACGGTACTCCATTCAATATGAAGTACATTCCAAGCAAGGCTATCGCTGGTGAATACGGCGTAGATGTGCGCTACGGAATTATGTCGGGTATGAATCCAAACAACGCAATCATTGCTTTGCTACAGATGCGCTCTGACAAACTTGTATCACGTGATTATGTACGCCGCGAAATTCCAATGGAGTTGAATGTTACTCAAGAAGAACAACGTGTTGACATTGAAGAGATGCGCGATTCTTTGCGCGTTGCTGTTGCTCAGTATGCCCAGGCTATCCCAGCGCTTGCTGCACAAGGTCAGGATCCTTCTCAGATTGTTTCTCGAATCGCCGAGGTAATCAAGGGCCGTCAAAAAGGTCTTGCACTAGAGACTATTGTGGAGAAGGTATTTATGCCAGAGCCACAACCAGAAATGCCAATGGGCGAACAAGTTCCAGCAGCAGGTATGGCCCCCGTTCCTGCCTCGCAGCCAACTCCAGAACAAATGGGTGCGGCCCCTGCTGCTGGCGCTCGTCCAGACATTGCTACGTTACTCGCATCTATTGCAGGGTAGGGAGGTGTAATATGAATAAAAAAGGTGGTCGCGCTGCTGCTCCAATGCAACAGCCAACAAAAGGCAAGATGGATACCAAGAAGCCAGCAAAGTCAGATGTTCAGTTTGGCTATGCTCCAGCAGGACGCAAAGGCAAGAAGGCTTAGTGTTATTTGAGAGGATAGAACGTGGACGATGAACAAGATTACGTACCGCGTTCTATCACTCTCGCCGATTTCTTAGTAGTTATATCAGGTTTTGCAGTAAATATAATCCGAGCCATAGAGATGCTCGCATCAGAAATTTTAGATTTAGCAGTGTATAACGCAAATAGAAAAACAAAAGTTTCCAGAGTGTGGGAACAATTCACATCAGATTTAGAGAAGATGGAGGACAATAATGGCTAGAGGGCCAATGGCAGGCGTATCAGGTCCTGGCAAGTTCTCCACAAGAACAGACGGTTTAGAATTCCAATCAGATTCCTATGGTGCTGGCGTAGAAAATGCTGCCATCAAAGCAGGCAGTCCACTTGCAAAGACTCCAGATGTAAACCCAGTATCTTTATCAGAGCAGGGTATGGCACCAAGTCAACAAGAGATTGTTTCTTTGTTTGCCCCAACACAACGTCCAGGAGATTCTTTAGAAGGATCTATTGCTCGACCAAGAGTAGAATTTGCAGTTCAGCAAACTAAGACTTCAGACGCTTTAGCACAGTTGCTTCCTTTTGATAATACAGGTGAAATCACAATTCTGTATCAGGAAGCATTAGCGAGAGGTGATTGATGGCTGACCTCAATGCAGCAGCCTCTGCTGCTGGGTTATCCGATAAGCAAAAGAAGCAAATTGATCGCTTGAATAAAGCGCTAGAAACACACAAGACGCTTCTCAATCTCCCAGCCACAGTTGCCAGCGATGCCTATAACAACAAACTTACACCTAAAGAACAACAAGATCTCAAGGATAAGTTTGGTCAAGAGTCTCCAGAAGAAAAGCCTAATCGCGGTTGGCTAGGCACAGCCTGGCATTACACTGGCGGTAAGGTACTTGAGGCTGCTCAGGCGTTATCTGACCTATCAACTCGTGTTGCTCGTACAGGTATCATCGCTGCACAAGAAGGCCGTGACCTATCTGATGCGTGGGATCGTGCAGAAAAAGACGGTCAAAAGGTTTTCAATGAAGAGCGTCTATCAGATGCTGAGTCAAAGTATGGCAAGAATCTTGTAGGTATTGCCAAGAAGATTCGTAGCGCTAAGAACAGCCAAGAAGTTGCACAACTTATGGCTACTGCTACACCAGAAGAAAAGTACTGGCTACAGATTTCTGACCGCAGTCTCAAGAATATGCCAGGAGTTGAAGAAAAGAAACTCCAGGCTGACAGAGATTTACTAGATGATGCTATTTCTGCAGTCAATGCTGCTCAGTATTCACCAGGTCGTGCTGTTGCCAACGTATTAGATACTTTTATTCCTGGCGATTTCTACAAGAATGGCTTTTTCTATAAGATTACATCTGGCGCAGTAGATGCTGCCTACCGTATCTTTGCAGATCCTACACTTCTTGTGGGTAAAGCAAAGCGTTTGTACGATGTAAACAAGTACGCTTACGAAGCAATCGTTGTATCTGCTCGCAAGAATGGGGAAACCGCAGCAAATTACTTTGCTAAGCCAGAGACTACTGCGTTTTGGGATACATACGGTACAAAACTCAAGGATTTACGTGAGGCTACAAAGCGTGGAGACAAGGTTGCTGCTGCTAAAGCACGCCGTGAAGCAGAGCGTATAGCTCCAGAGTTTGGTCCAGCAGTTATCAACCTATTCAATAAGGCTGAGATTGAGGATATCAACTCTGCCAAGGCTTTCTTCTATAATAGCGATGACGCATTTACAATGATGAGTGCAGGAACTGCACGTCGTCGTATCCTAATGCCACGTTTAGATACTGCTCGTAGGGCAAGAGTTGCAGTTCTTACTGGCGCTAACCGAGTATTCAACTTAGATGACATTGGTCCTAAGTTGGTTGATGATTTCTTTGGTCAACCAGAGACTCAGGATGGAATCTATAAGGCTATTACTGAATCACCTGAAAAGATGATTGAGGCAGCCAAGGGCCTAAAGGTAAAGGGCTTAGATCGTCTACGTTTTTCTAGCAATGATATTGCTCGTCGTATTGATAATGCTAAGCGTAAGTTTACTCGCATTCCATTATTCAAAGACGACAAGTTTGATGTAACTGCAGCAGATGCTCCAGATAAAATTTATCAACTGGCAGCGATTGTCGTACCTACCCGCCAAGCACGTCTTATCTCTGAGACTTTTGCAGGCCTTGAAGAGACTGGAAAGCGTAAAGAGTTCTATTATGGACTATACGCAACTATCGCTGATATTCGCGGTATGAATATGACCGTAGAAGGACAGAAGATTGTCCGTCGTTTGACTGGCAAAGGTCAAGTAAAGTACAGCATTGCTGGAACTGATGACTATATTGACTTCGGTTTACTACCTAGCGAAATGAATGACCTTGTTTCAGCGCCAAGCCTAGTAGATATTGACCGTATGTCTGCTAGAACAAGTCTTATCCAGCGCATCATTGGTGTTTCCAACAGCAGATATATGGAAAGTGCTACCAATGCCTGGTCATTCTTGACTCTTGCTGGGTATCGTTACGCATTACGTAACTCTATTGAAGATTTGATGGTCAACATTGCTATCGGTGGAAGCCCTTGGGGTATTGCAAAGAACCGTTATCTAGCAACTCGACTCAATACTGCTATCCGTTTGACTCCAGGACTTACTGCTGGTGAGAAGTTTGCAGCAGAACCTCTGGGTCTTATTATGCGATTTGTCAATAAGGGTGAATCAGAACAATACGCTACACGTATCAAAGATGTTGACAAGGTTTTATCTGCAAAGAAAGCAAAGATTGCAGAATACGATAACATCGTAAAGACCAGCAAAGATGCAAAGAAAGTCAAGTCAGCAGAGGCTGGAATCCGTCGCTTACGTGGCGAGATTGCTGGTGGCGTAGAGCAAGAAGTACGCAAGATTATGGCTGAGGCTTTGACAAAGGGCCGTGTTCAGCGATTTGCTAAAGCTGCTGGTCTATCTAAACTTGATAGCGAAGGATTGGAACTGCTAACAGAGCAGGTTCTTTACGGAGATATAGACAACCTACTGTCTATCATTTCTGAAGGTGGATTCAACTTCGCTGCAGGCGCAAACTACGTTGATTCAGCATTTGACCTAGCAAAGACTCTTGGAGTAAAGCAGGCAGAACTTCGCCTAGACCTTGGTGGACTAAAGACTCAATATGCTCAAGCAGCAGGTGCTCGCGGCTTTGCCGAAATTGGTCTAACGCCAAACAATGAAGCATCAATGATTGCTTGGGCTTTGCGTATCTCCTTCTATGGAAATGATGAACTAGGTTCTATAGCCCTTGCTAACGCTGATAATCCAGTAGAAGCAGTCAATGCTATGAAGGTTTGGCTATCTGACCCTAAG